AAATAAAATATTTATTTTTTTAAATATATAATTCATTATTAATAATGGCAAGAAAATACACAATCTTTCAGAACATAGATAGAGCCTTTAGTGGTGATTGGAATGCTGAAGCATCAGAACCGCATATCAATTCATACGATATGTCAACTGCTGACAAGAGTATTCTATACAGAACCACTAACAAAGATGATTATGAAAGTAAAAAGCTAGAACTTCAGCAGAATGCTTACTTAAAGGATAGATGGGTAAAGGCTAATGTCGATTTGTCCGTAAGCGCTTATGCAGGGCTTAACAATGTTAAGTTAATGTATCGTGATGCTGATTTAATGGATGCATTCCCTGAGATTGGTGCAGCATTGGATATTGTTACAGAAGAGAGTACCATTACATCTGACAAGGGAATGATTGTTAATGTATATTCTAAATCTGATAGAATTAAATCTATACTTGAAGACTTATTCGTTAATAGATTGAATATTCAAGTTACTGCGCCTATGGTTGTCAGGGCAATGTGCAAATATGGCAATCAGTTTATGCTTCTTGATATTGACAATAAGTTGGGTGTCAAGGGTTGGAAACAATTACCTGTTTTTAATGTTGAAAGAATTGAAAATGGTATCGCTAATCCTTATGGTGCTATTACTACTCAGTATAATAATACAAACAATATTGATACTTCAACAAAGTTCATTTGGGTAAATGAAAACAATTCTCAAGTTCCTTTCAGAAATTGGCAGATTGCACACTTTAGATTGTTGACTAACTCATTGTATTTACCATATGGATGCAGTTACCTTAATGCAGCACGTAGGCATTGGAGGATGCTAAGCCTTATGGAGGATATGATGCTCATTTATCGTTTGGAGCGTTCAATTGAAAGACGTGTCTACAAAATTTACGTTGGCGCAATTGATGATGCCGATGTTCAAGCATACGTAGAAAATATTGCAAACAATTTTAAGAGGACACCTATTATTGACCCTATGACTGGTCAAATAGATTTGAGAAAAAACATCCTACCTGTACATAAGGACACACCAATCCCATTGCTAGACGGCAGAACAATTACGATTGAGCAATTGTCTAAGGAATTCAATGAGGGAAAAGAAAATTATGTATATTCTGTACAGGATAAAACATTAAAGATAGTCCCTGGTAAAGTTGTATGGTGCGGAAAGAATTACACTGCTGAGAAACTCATTAGGATAACATTGGATGATGGGTCTCATTTTGATTTGGCAGCAGAGCATGAGCTAATCATGAGGGATGGGACAAAGAAACGTGCTGACGAAGTATCGGTTGGAGAAAGTGTAATGCCGTTGTATAGGAAGGTTGAACCGTATTCCAAAAGTTATAAAGCATCTTATGAAAAAGTTTACAACCCAAATAGTGGCAAGTATGAATTTACGCATAGGCTTGTTGGTTTTGAATTGGAGCATAATATAGACGAAAATGTAATACATCATTCAGATTTTAATCGTTATAATAATTCTCCATCTAATTTAAAATGGATGAACTGGGATGAACATCGTAAATTACATTGTTCCATGAAAGATATATTGTCTGAACGTATAACAAAATTCAATAGTACTAAAGAAGCAAAAGATGAAAGAAGAAAAAGAGGTTTAGAACTTGGCTATAGAGAAGATTTTAGAAAATACAACGAATCTGAATTACATACTATACACAATGAAATTAGAAGAATATGTAATATTAAAAAATGGCAGAATCAAGATATTAGGAATAAAGCAATAAAAAATATGACAGTAAAATTCGATTCTTATGTATGGGAAGAAATAAGAAAAGGTATTCTGTCTAATAAAATAACAACGCAGAACGGGTTAATAAATTACATAAATGAAAACCTAATAGAATATTTATTGTCACATAATTCATCTAAAAAACTGCATCATTACAAGAAAGTGTCCAAACCGTTAGTAAGGGCTAGAATTGTAGAAAATGGATTTTCTGATTTTAAAGAATATTATACTTCAATTAAGAAAAATCATAAGATAGCAAACATTGAAATAGTTGGAGGTGATGATGTGTATTGTATGACCGTCGTTGGTTTGAATGGCGAGGAAGATAGGCATAACTTTGCCTTAACTACTTGGAAATCAGATGGTTCATTAAATGAAAGTGGTGTGTTTGTATCAAACTGCTGCGATCAAGATATTTTTATACCTGTACGTGACCAAAATGCACCTACACCTATTGATACTTTGTCAGCCGCTCAGAATTTGACTGCAATGGATGACATTAAGTTTGTTCAGGATAAGGTTTGTACTGCGTTGAGAATCCCTAAGACTTTCTTGAATTTTGAGGAAGCACAAGGAAATGGAAACAACCTTGCTTTGGAGGATATACGTTTTACACGTACAGTTAATAGAATTCAACAGGCTTTCTTGATGGAGTTGACAAAGGTTGCAAGCATTCACCTTTATCTTTTAGGTTTTACTGATGACCTCACAAACTTCAATCTTACAATGAACAACCCATCAACTCAGGCTGAACAACTTGAAATTGATAACCTTCAGAAGAAGATTACTGCTGCACGTGATGCGATATCAGATCCAGGTAATGGTATTCCAATCATGTCTCAGACAAGGGCATTGAAGGAGATTATGAAATGGTCAGAAAAGGACATTAAAGATAACCTTGAAGAAATTCGTCTTGAAAAGGGTATCGCTGCCGAACTTGAAAAAACATCACAAATCATCAAGAGAACTGGTTTATTTGATACCGTCGATAGAATGTACGGAGAACCAGGTGCTGAATACCAAGATGATGTTCAGCAACAAAGCGACCCAATGGGAGGCGGAGGTCTCGGAGGAGGCGGAGGCGCTCCAATGGGCGGAGGTGACTTCGGTTCAGGTCTTGATGACTTAGGTGCTCCTGATAGTGACGAGAATGGTGATATTGCAGGTGCTGAAGGCTCAGAACCAACTGCTGATATGGAAAGTGACACTGACACAGGAGGTGGTGACGAGACAGGAGGTAATCCAATGGAATCACGTAGAGGCAGAAAGCCAATTCTTGCTGAAGCAAAACGAAAAATGTATAAAAAACTAATCAAAGAATCAGAACAAAAGGCTGACCAATTATTCTCGCAATATCTAAAACGTTTGGATGAGGCAAACGAAAAGAAGAAACAGGAAACTTCAATTGAAAAGGCAGACATTTATGATAAATCATTAATGATTAATGAAGAGTTTAACAAAATGTTAAATGGACTTGATAAAAAGTTAAATGAAGATAACGAAAAGGCGGATTAATCATCCGCCTTTTTTTATTAACAAGAAATATTTATTAAATAATAAAACGTTTTATAATGGAAAATAATAGTAAACAATTTCTTTCACAATTAGAGAAGGACTATAAAGGTTTGGCTGCTGCGTTAAAGAAGAATGATGCGGAGATTGCCGACACTTGGTTTAGAAGACTTCAGAAAGATTATGAGGAATACAAAAATGATATAGAGTATCAGGATAACGTCACCAATTCAACTGTTGGTGAAATGGGTACAATGTTCGAGTCGGAACTTCCAAAACTTTTCATTAAGAACAAAAGGGCAGTTGGAGAAATAACAAGACTTATCAAAGAGGATGCAAATATCAAATCTCAGTTGCAGTTCTTTGAGGCAATGAAGAATTATGATGGTGTTGCTGATGCAAAAGAATATATTAAAGAATCAGTGGAGTTGGCTTCCAAAAATATCAATCTTAATACCTTGAAGGAATCTAATGATAAGTTTGCTAAGTTAATTGTTAAATATGGTGTTAAAGGTGAGGATGAAATTAATGAGAGCAAGAGTGCTTTCTTTAACGCAGGTACTTATCTTCTGACACATAAGAAGAAATTAAATAATCTTTCTCAGATTTCAGCAAATAGGAACATTGTGGAGTCATATATTAATGACCACAAGAAAACCATTCAAGAGGATAGGATTAACATCAAGAAACTAACTGAGGATTTTGACAAGAAGATGGCTATGCTCAATGAGGATGAACGTGCTTTGGTTAATGACATTATCAATTCAAAGTCTTCAGTTGCTGAGAAGAGGCAGATTAAGTTCTTTAACGACTTAAAGGAAAAATGTCTTGATAAGATTAACAAGATGATTACCGAGTCAAGTGATGAGGATAGAGAAGGCTTGAAGTCCATCAAGGAAGAGATTGCATCAATGCAGTATTGCAAGGAAACTATTATTAAAGATACTGCAAAATTGCTTGAAGTTGGTGCGGTTTTATCTGATAATGATAACAAAAAGTTTTTTTAATTAAAAACTGAAAGAAATTCACTAAGTATTTAGTTTATTGGCAGTTGACTTGACGCTTTCATTATTTTTATTATTTTTT